GGGGAAGATGGCCGGTATATCCTACAACGCAGTCTCAGACCTGTTGTCAGACATTCTTCTGAGTGTCGAGAACAAGTCTTCGGACGAGATCAAAGAGTTGATCTGGCTCTGGCTCGAAGAGCAGCCTGAGAAGCTCGAGGACAAGGTCTTCGACAAGTTGAACTATCCAAAGGTCTAAGTCTAGAGCCTAAGGTCCATGTGAGAAATTACATGGATTTTAGGTTTTGCTTCGTAATAATTCCACGGTATATAACGAAGGAACCAAACTACTGGAAGGAATTGTAATGGAAAACAACGAGTTTACAAAGAAGATCGTCATGCCTGTTCTGGCTGGCTACGGCTTGTGGTTTGCTGTCAACGTTACTGCTTCTGTGATGAGTGACTTCATCAGAACCCGAAAGAACAATCGAGTTGACGAAACCGTAAAGGTTGACGTCAACGCTTTGTGCGTCGGGGTGATGGAGCGTCTGAACGAAGCAGCTGAAGACGACAGCATCGACAAGCAGGCCTTTCTGAACATTTTCATGGACGAAATGAATTGGCTCGGGACTGTTTATAGCGAGACCACCACGGACTAGTTCCAAAGACTTAGAGTCTATGTAAGTAATTACATGGATTCTAGGTTTTACATTCGTAATTTTTCCATGGCATATAATGAAAGAACTACTCACTATTGAAAGGAATTGTCATGGACGAGAACACCAAGAAGGAGAACCGCCAGAACGTGGCTGGTGCTGCTGTGTGGATCGCTGGAATCAGCGGCTACACCGCGTACAAGATCACGCAGCTGGTGCTGAACCACAAGGGCAAGATCGAGCACATGCACATCGCCCACAACAGCAAGTAGTTAGAGACCTGGGATCTATGTAAGAAATTACATGGATTCTAGGTTTTACATTCGTAATGTTTACACGGCATATAATGAAGGAACCACACTATTGGAAGGAATTCAAATGGACATTGACGAGAACATCGCAAAGGTCGCTGTAGCAGCTCTGGCTGGGTACGGCCTTGGAACCATTGCCGTCAAGATCACGAAAAAGATGCACAAGACCATCTCTCGAAAGAACCAGTTCGTCGACCCGTTTAGGGGCGAGACGATCGAGGCTTCTGCCGAGAAGATGATGTTGCGCCTCTGGGACGCGGTCGAGGACGAGCATGTCGACAAGGAGTACCTGTTCGGACTGTTCTGCAGCGAGCTTGACTGGCTCGCAGTGGTCGTTGAAACGACCAAGAACTAGTTTCAAAGACCTGGGGTCTATGTAGATAATTACATGGATTCTAGGTTTTACATTCGTATTATTTACACGGCATATAATGAAGGTATTCGCACCCACATTGAAGGAGAGATTTAAGATGGGCGTGATGTCTCAACAATAAGAAGACCTAGGGTCCTAGTAAGAGATTACATGGATCTTAGGTCTTGGGCTCGTAATTTTTCCATGGTATATAATAGAAGGTATTCAACTATTGAAGGAGACACTGTTATGAACGAGTCCAAGCTCGAGAAGTTCGTTGGAGGTACCATGTTCGCCACTGCCGTGGTGTACGTTGGTGGCCGCTACATCGTGCTTCCCCTCGCGCGGAAGTTCAAGCAGAAGGTCGACGAGAGTTGATCTCTGAAGGCTTAGGATCCACATGGATTCTAGGCTTTCCCCAACAAAAAGGACAACAATGAAAGACAAGAAAACACAGTATTTACTTTTTGGTTCGGGTGTTTTGGTCGGTGTTGTAGCTACCTACGCAGTTCTTGCCAAGGAGCACTCAGACCTTTTCGTCAAGGCGGAAAAGATCAGGACGGTAGCAGACCTTGTTCTTGAGATGGACAAGTGGATATGGATGACGATAGACGACCCTGTCGACACAGAAAAGTGGGCAGAAGAACTCAAGGACCGTCTGGAGTACATCGAGATGATCATCGCACTATATTCTTTTGAGGAGTGACAATGCCTTTGAAGCTGATGCCACACCAGGAAGAGGTAGTTTCTAAACTCAGTAATGGTAAGATTTTATGGGGTGGGGTTGGTTCCGGTAAGAGCATAGCTGCTCTATACTACTACATCAACAAAGAGCTGATCGGTGACATCTACGTCATCACTACGGCAAAGAAGCGCGACAGTCTTGAATGGGAACGTGATGCTGCAAAGTTCGGTATCGGGAAGAAGCCGGACTCCACGGTAGCTGGTGTCATGACCGTTGACAGCTGGAACAACATATCGAAGTATGAGGAAGTCGAGAATGCTTTCTTCATCTTTGACGAGCAACGTCTTGTAGGTAGTGGAGCATGGGTCAAGAGCTTCTACAAGATTGCAAAGAACAACCCATGGATACTTCTGACCGCTACGCCTGGTGACAACTGGTTGGACTATATTCCAGTGTTCGTGGCGAACGGGTTCTACAAGAACATGACGCAGTTCAAGCAAGAACATGTCGTCTATGCTCCTTATTCCCGGTACCCACGTGTACTACGCTATATTGGTGAGACGAAGCTGGAACGGCTAAAACAGCAGGTTCTGGTGGAGATGCCGTACAAGAAGCACACAGAGCGCATCTTGGAGAAGGTAGAGGTCGAGTACGACGAACAAAAGTTCAAGGACGCGGCGAACCGTAGATGGAACATATTTGAGGATGCTCCTTGTAAGGACTTCGGTGAGTTGTTCCGTGTTCTTCGGAGAATCTCTTCGTCGAACGTGTCCAGGCTCGTAAAGATCAACGAGCTTATAGACAAACATGGTCGTCTTATCGTTTTCTACAACTTCAACTATGAACTTGACATATTGCGTTCATTGAGCGATGTGGCTACAGTTGCCGAGTGGAACGGACACAAGAAACAACCTATACCTGATACGGACGAATGGGTATATCTTGTACAGTACACAGCAGGTGCCGAAGGTTGGAACTGTATCGAGACGAACGCCATGGTCTTCTACTCACTGACCTACTCTTACAAGAGTTTCGAGCAGGCTCAGGGGCGTATCGACCGGCTAAACACACCTTATGACCAGCTGTACTACTACGTTCTAGTTGCCAAATCCTGGACAGATATGGCAATTCTGAAGAAGCTCGACGAGAAAAAGGACTTCAACGAGCGTGAGTTTGGTAGTAAGTACTTTGGCTACTGAGGAGTGTTTTTAGTTTGTTTGTGTTCAAAAACGGCAAAAACGGCAAAAAAGGTACCACATCTGGACATGTAAAAAAAGCCCCCCACCCCTTTATTTACAAGGGTTTCAGGCTGAGTTGGACTAGTCTGGATGTGTTACCTTTTTTGCCAAAACTTAGACTAAAAACTTTCCCAGAATTTCTAATGTGGTACCTATTAGTACAAAACCAACTAGGTACCACATCAGCAAAATTAGAAAACTTTTTGGCCAAAATTTTCGGATTTGGCAAATCTTGTTACCTACTTCAAAACGGGGCAAAATGTATGACAAAGAAGACTGGGCTCAGATAGAAGAGTTTCCAGACTATTATGTGAGTACTTTCGGTGAAGTCATGAACTACAATACAAAGAAGATACTAAAACCAAGTCGAACATCTAGAGGCTCGTTAAAGGTTGGTCTCATATCTGGTGGCGTCCAACACTCTAGAGTTGTAAAGCTTTTGGTTGCGCGAGCTTTTGTGTTTGGTGAGACTGACATCTTTGACACACCGATAAACTTAGACGGCGATCCAACAAACAACCATGTCGACAACATTGTATGGCGGCCTAGGTGGTTTGCAGTCAAGTATACACGCCAGTTCAAAGAAAACTATCCAAACGAGTTTAGGGGGCCTATACAAGACTTAGATCGAGGAACTATATACAACACGGTCAGGGATGCAGCTGTTGACAACGGTCTTTTGTTCAAAGAAGTGTTCAACAGTTGTCTTACAGGAGAAGTTGTCCAGCCAACCTGGCAAGCTTTTTCATGGATTCACTAAAAAGGTACCAATCAGTACAAAATACATCGTATATAATAGGGGATGGATGTTTTTGTTACGTCTATTCTCTTTTTTGATCTTTGGTGGTGTTTCATGGTAAAAGAAGCTTCTTATCAGGCAAGCCTTATCAAAAAGTTGAAAGACTTGTTCCCTGGTTGTGTAGTTCTTAAGAATGATTCTGGTTATTTACAGGGCATCCCTGACATAACCGTTCTTTACCGGGACAAATGGGCTGTTCTAGAGGTTAAAGCATCTGCAGACTCACCGGAACGCCCAAATCAGAAGTACTACATAGACAAACTAGACTCTATGTCTTATTCTGCTTTTATTTGCCCAGAGAATGAAAAGGCTGTTCTACATGATCTTCAACAAACGTTTGGATTTGACGGGGCAACATGCGTTTTTGAGTCCTAGTGGTTATCACTGGATAAACTATGACGATCAAAAACTAAGGGCTAGGTTCATATCTTCTCAGGCTTCTAGAAGAGGAACCGAGCTACATGAGCTTGCCCATCAAGCCATAAAACTTGGGGTCAAACTACCTAAGTCTAAAAAGACTTTGAACATGTACGTCAATGATGCCATAGGCTATAAGATGGAAGTAGAACAGTTGTTGTACTACTCTCCAAACTGCTTTGGCCATGCTGATGCCATATCTTTTAGGCGGCAGACTCTACGGATCCATGACTTGAAGACGGGTATAACAAAGTCTTCACACCACCAGCTAGAAGTCTATGCTGCTCTGTTCTGCCTTGAGTACGGCGTTTCTCCGTACGATATAGAGATAGAGCTTCGTATATACCAGAATGACGACATCCACATAACAGAAGGAATTCCTGAGCTTATAGAAAGAATAATGGACACTATAGTCGACTTTGATGTAAAAATCGAAAGCATGAAAGAAGAGGGACTTTAATGCTAATTGAAGAAAGTGACTATCTCGCACATTATGGTATTCTCAGAAAGTCTGGCCGCTATCCTTGGGGTTCCGGACCAGATCCTGTTTCTAGAAGTAAAGACTTCAAAGCTTGGATAAAAGACATGCGGGCTCAAGGAGTCAAAGAGTCTGAAATCGCAAAAGGCGTTGGTCTTACGATAAATGACATTCGAGCTCTTGACTCTATAGCCACCAATGAGATAAAACAGTCTAACGTAACGCAGGCGATTCGGCTAAAAGAAAAGCAGATGTCAAACACTGCTATTGCCCAAAAACTTGGTGTTTCGGAAGGTGCTGTTCGTAGTTGGTTGTCTGAGAATCAAAAAGAAAAAGCAGACATGCTTAAGAACACCGTTGACGTTCTAAAGAAAGAAGTTGACGAAAGAAAGTATGTCGATGTTGGTAGTGGAACCGAAAACTTTTTAAATGTTAGTCGGACCAGGTTGGACACAGCTATTGGCGTCCTTAAAGCACAGGGTTATGTTGTACATAGACTTGCTCTACCACAGCTTGGCACTGGTGAGAACACGCAGTACAAAGTTCTAGCTTCTCCTGGTGTTAAACAAAAAGAAGTCTTTTTGAACTACGACAAAATTGTTGTACCGACACATCACACAAAAGACAACGGAAGAACTTTCTTTAACACACAACCGCCGCTTTCTATAGACCCGAGCCGAGTTAAAGTTCGGTATAAAGAAGATGGTGGTGCTGATGCAGATGGCGTTGTCTATGTTCGACCCGGTGTAAAAGATGTTTCTCTTGGTAAGAGCACATACTCACAGGTTAGAATTCTTGTTGGTGACAAACACTATATAAAAGGTATGGCCATCTACAAAGATGATCTACCAAAAGGTGTTGATCTAGAGTTCAATACCAACAAATCTGACACAGGAAACAAACTAGACGCTTTGAAAAAGATCGATCCAAAAACGTCTACAAAGAACAATCCATTTGGATCCCAGATCAAAGCTGGCGGTCAGATAATAGAGCTTGACTCTAAGGGAAAAGCCAGAGTTACTTCTGTCATGAACAAAGTCAACGACCAAGGTGACTGGTACAATTGGCGTAGAAACCTTCCATCACAGTTGCTTTCTAAACAGTCCCCAACTCTAGCAAAAGAACAGCTTGACAAACAAAGAGATAAGCGCCAAAAAGAGTTTGACGAAATTATGGCGTTAACTAATCCAACTGTTAAGAAAGAAGCGCTTAAAAAGTTTGCAGAAGCTGTTGATGGTGATGCTGTTACACTAGCTGCCCATGCAATGCCTAGGCAAGCTACTCATGTTTTGTTTCCGTTTAAGTCCATCAAAGAGAATCAGGTTTATGCGCCAAACTATAACGATGGAGAAACTGTTGTTCTAGTTCGCTTTCCTCATGCAGGAAGGTTTGAGATTCCAGAACTTACGGTAAACAACAAGAACAGAGAAGCAAAGAAACTTCTTGGTCAGGCAGCCGATGCTATTGGGATCCACCCAAAGGTTGCTGAAAAACTTTCTGGTGCTGACTTTGATGGGGATACCGTTCTTGTAATCCCAAACAACAACAAAAAGTTTAAGTCACAACCAGCACTTGAAGGACTTAAAGACTTCGATCCGAGGGCAACATACAAAGGTTACCCTGGTATGCCTAAGATGTCTAGTGATACCAAAGGTATTGAGATGGGTAAAGTATCCAACTTGATCACCGACATGACGCTACAGCGAGCATCTGCAGATAAGATGGCACGAGCTGTACGCCATTCTATGGTTGTCATTGACGCAGAGAAACACAATCTAAACTATAGGCAGTCTGCTATAGACAATGGTATACCACAGCTCATGAAAGAGTTTCAGGGTAGATCTGGTGGTGGTGCTAGTACCTTAATCTCTAGAGCAAAAAGTCCTATTGACATTCCTGATCGCCGACCTTCTTGGAGTAAAGAAGGTGGCCCTGTAAACAAGAAGACTGGTGAGTTACAGTTTACTGAAACAGGAAAGACTAGGAAACTTAAAGATGGTAGAGTAGTCCCAAAGACGAAAGAAGTTAAACTTCTTTCTGTTACTAAAGACGCTAGGACTCTATCTTCTGGGACAAGAATAGAAGCAATCTATGCTGACCATTCTAATGCTCTTAAAGACATGGCAAACAAAGCTCGACTTGCTGATTTAGATACCCCCCCTCTAAAGTATTCGCCCTCTGCTAAGAAAGCCTATTCTAAAGAGGTCGCGAGTCTAGATGCTAAGTATCAGCTTGTTGTAAGAAACCGCCCCCTCGAAAGAAACGCCCAGATCATTG